TTTCTTAGAAATTTAAAATGCAGTAATCAGGTTGTACAGTTAATTGTAATTCTACTGCCGCACTTTCATCATCCCAACTATAATCACCGAAATTAGCATCTGTAATCATAGCACCTTTGATGATCCATTCAGATACGATATCACCTACAGGTCCTAATACGTTCATAGTTAAATCCTTTTTATAGAAATCACTATATCCGTCTCTACCAGTTACTGATTCATGGTGTAATCTAACCCATTCCATACATGCTTGAGCACCTGATGGTGTAATTGGATCAAATAACGTCATTTGAATTGTGTTCCAAAGTGTTTTACCTTTAACGTATCTTGCAACGTTAATGTGGTTCAACTGAACTGTACCTTGAGTTAATGAAACAGCTCCCATACCTTTAATTTGGTATGATGGAATCCCATCCACATAAAGAATAAATCTGTTCTTTTGCTTCGGTTCGAATGCTGTATAAAATATTTCGTTCGGGTCTAATACTGCCATTGTTATATATTTTTATTATAAATATTCTAGTTTTTTGTTTTTATTCAGGAAATGTTGCTCCAGTTGGTAAAACATTGAAATCTAGAATTACGAATTCAGCTGTTTTAGTTGGTTGTAAGTAAATCTGACCTACTAGCTCATTTCTATCTATTACATCTGGTGTGTTATTAGTAGCATCCATTACTACTTTAAAAGCATATAATCCCTGTCTTTGTTGTACTGATTCTAAGTATGGGTTTACATTTGCTAAGAAATTATTTCTTGTTGCATTTGTGTTTTGTTCGAATACTAAGTTATCTGATACTTGAGAGATATATCCTTTAAGTGCAATTAACAATCTACGTACATTTACTCTATCTAAAGCACTTGCTCTTTTCTGTAAAGTTTTCTGTCCAAATACTACAACTCCACTTCCTGGGAATGTTGCAATTGGGTTTACATTTGCTTCATATAATGTATCTCTGTTTCCAGATGTTAATTTTCTTTCTGCTCTTACTACACTTCCTAAAGCTCCTCTAATTAGACCTGCTGGTGCAAACCATGGATCTGAAGAAGCATCTGTAAATGCATAAACTGCAGGAATATATGTTGAAGCTGGTGCCCAAACTGTTTGTCCGGTTCCGGCATCTACCGTTTGTAACCACGGCCAATAAGTTGCTGCATATGAGCTATCATATTTTGTTGCTTCTGTTGTAACTGCGTTGATTTGCGAGTTATACGCTGCGACATCGATTACTGCTATACAATCTGTTCTACCTTGTGCAAGTGTTACTAATCTTGTAACAGTATTTGAATGTAGTTGAGAGTTTAAACCAGGTGCTGTGATTACATTAAATTGATAATCATCAGAATTGCTTAGTAAGTTAATGGATTGTGTATAATTATCCATTATTAAACCTTGTATATTACCTGTCGTAATATTTTCATTAAATTTAACTGGTGAATTTGTTGCTGTAACATTATCTCCAGTAGCTCCAGAAAATGATCCTGAACCTCCATTTACTACTATATTAGGTAAGCTAGATGTAAATTCACTTTTTGCTTGACCATTATTATCGAAATATTGAGGGGTTGGTTTGTTAACATTTTCTACATATATATAAGCACTTCTTTGTGGATAATTACCTAATGTTTTAACAAAGTAATCAGTTCCATCTTGTGCTACTTCATAATAAGTATCTCCAATTACATTCGAAATATAATTTGGGGCAGTTGGATCTAATGATAAATTGTTATATGTTTCTAATACTGTCTTTGATGTTGAAGTATCATTTCCTCTTCTAACTAATAATGAAAATTGTCCCGAGGCTGTGTTTACTGAAGCTACTTCCCATCTAATGTTATCATTTGTACCATTAGTTAAAGTTCCATTTGCTCCGTCTACTACTTGGGAATTGTTCATATTAACACCCTCAGAAATAGTTTTAATAGTAAATGAATTTGTATGTTGAAGATCTGACTCTGTTAATGTAACTGTAAGATCTGCACCATTTGGTTTTGTAGCACCTAAAGATTCTGATGTGAAGTTAATAACATCACCTACTTCATAAGCAGTACCTTCTGTTGTTATAGTAATAGATGTGATTGTTGACGCTATTGCGTCTATATCTTGTGCCGCTATTTCAATTGAGGCAATTGCTGAATTACCATTTCCACCCTCTACTGGTACGTTATTTACTGTTCCACCCGTAGAACCTGTTATGTTTATTACTGGGGATACATTAACTGATGATAATAATGCATCAACTCCTGTTACTAATCTACCTTCAGTTATTGAACTAGGGATAGAAGAAGAAGCGCCATCGAAGCTTCCAGAAACTACACGAGTCATTAATAATGATTCACCACCTTGGGCAAAATAATTTCTTGCTGATATAGAATTTAAGTAAGTATAAAATTGAGATCCACTTTCTACTGTACTTCCAAATATTGCTTCATATTGAGAAAAAGTAGAAACTGCAGTTGGTATTCCAACTGGTCCTTTAGTAGCGGGTCCAATAATAGCTGCACCATAAGTTACAGGTCTAGCACCAATAAAAGATTGGTCGTTTTCCCTTGCTAAGACACCTGGAGATAAAAGAGTTTGCTCTGCCATTGTTTATTAATTTATTAGTATTGTTTTATTATAAATATTAGAAAATATTTCGAAATATTAACCTATTGAAGTAAATTCTCCTTTTTCTAGGTCTATATTACCTTCACCATATTTTTCTTGTAGTTGATTACCAGTATCTACTTGATCTTTTTGTAATTTATCAAATTCTTCTAATAGTAATTTCTTTTGTTTTTTTAAGGCATCTATTCTTAATTCTGTTGCACCTAACCCACCTACTATTTCATTATTTCTAGTTTGGTAATCTTGAAGTGTTTGTAACTCTTTTTCTGATAACTTTTTAATGCTCATAATATATTTTTTGTTTAATTATAAATATATATAAGTGGGTTAAAAATTACGTTCTTTTTCTTCCGTCTTCAGTAGGGTTAGAAATAATTTCTATACCATTTATATCTGATACTGCTTCAGTGTTAATAGTTATTTTAGCTTTTGAATTATATATTTTAGTTGCATTTAATTCTTTTTGGATTGTATCCGGTAGTATGTACCCCCTTAATCTAATATTAAAAGTACCGGTTACTAATCTATCTTTACCTTGAGTTAATTCAGTTGCGGTTGTAAAACTATCTATAAAAGCTCTAAATTGAAACCTTTCAGGCATACCCCAATAAGCATCAGAGGCATACTCACACGCCTCTATTACTTTATTTAATTGTTCCATATAGTAAGTTTGAATTAAACAACTATATTCTAACGTTACGTAGTCAGGTTGTGCTACTATATGAAATTTTTCAATTGGTTTTCTATTATTTAAAGTTCCAAAGTTACTATAAAAGTTTTTTGGGCTGTATTGTTTAGACCACTTACCATATAAATTAGGTTGGTTGGCATCTAGTTTATTTGCTACTGTTCTATCTTTAGACAATGAATCCCTTTTAATTACAATAATAGGTAACATAATTGCATCATTTTTATCTCTATAATACCCATCACGTTGGAATGATTTCCACCTCTCAGGGGCACCATATATTACAGGTACATCTCTTTTTATTCCATTTTGGTAAACAAAAGGTTTAATTTTATTTTGAAAGTAATAAAAAATCGCTTCATCAATGTCCTTTAAACCAATAGCATATTGTTTTGAACTATCTCCCTTTAAACTCATGTTATTAGACCTATTAAAGTCAATCCCAGTTTCAGTATAATTAGGGTTTGGGGGAGAAATGGCGTTATTTGGGTTGCCTACTTCTCCTCTATCTTCTATTCCCTCAAATGTACTTTGTTTTGAGTTACTTAGTGTTAATTGAGATTTTGGTATTGGTTTTCTTGGTTTTGCCATTACATTCTTTCTATATAAGGTGATATCGCAACTTTATCAGCTGGGATGTAATAAGTTGAGCATAATATAGATACATTGTTACCGTATAAATCTAAATTTGGATTTAATGGGTTAGGAGTACCGTCTGAATCATTATTAGGATAGTCTGGGTTTTTGCCTCCCCAATATTGGTTAGCAATTGTACTTTGTACACCATAATAGGCTGTTTCGTATAAAATAATATCTCCTACTCTAGGTACTACATCGGCATCTACTAAATCATCTCTAAAGAAATAGAAATTTATACCTTGTTCAAATTGTACCCCTTCTGTATTTTCAGCATATTGTTGGTCTCCTCTATCAATTAATATATTGAATAAAAAAGGGCCATCATAATATTTTTCTTCAGCCGCCTCACCATAAATGTTAACTTTAGTTTCTTCTAATTTAAATTGATACAAAGCACATTGTTGGGTAATAATATTACCCATCAATTCTCTATTAAACTTTCGCATTAGAGAAACATCTCTAACTTTAGTGTACATTGCCATATTATCCTATAAAAATTGTATATGGAACTTTCTGTAATTCCAACATTTTTGAATCTCCTTCTTTAGCTCTTCTTTCTAATGAGGCCATTCTAGAGGTTTCATCTAAATATGTTCTTAATCTTTCTATTAATGCAGTTTTTTCTGCTGTAGCTGCTGCTATTAAATCTGATTGGTTTAATGTTACATCTGCATTTGGGATTGGAATAGTACCATATTTACCTCTAACATACCCTAACATTTCTTTTGCTAAAGCTAAAGTGTATTCAAAAATCCACTGTCTTCCAACACTATTTATTTGGTTATAATTAGGGTTACCATATGGTGCATTAGAAACATTTGTTACATTCCCTGGGGACTGTTGTACCCCGTTATTTATTCTTTCGTCTCTTAATATATACTCAAACCATAATTTGGGAGATTGGTCAACACCAAAAATACTAAAATTAGGTATTGGGAATATTTTTAAATTGTCCCCTCTAATCTCAAATGAGTAATTATTTCTTCGGATAGTTTCCGCCATTTCAATTTGTTGGATAACTGCGACTTCATAATTTAATGGAGACATTAAGTATCCACCTCCTCCACCGAATCCTCCCATTCCCATTACTCCAGCTGCTGCTACACCACCAAATCCGAACCCATTATAGGGGTCTAAAAATCTTGCAGATGCTGGGTATGGTTCTTGATAAAATACCCTTTTAATTTCAATACCATGCATGTATTCAGAACCGGTATAACCACTAGCTGTCATAAATGTCTGGAAAGAATAATTTTGTTGACTAGATGTTAGAGCAAAAGAACCTGAATAATAATTTACATTACCTCCTGAACCTGCTTCTTCACCATATTGTTCTGATAGTCTAACTATTGGTTCAAAACTCGGTGTTATAACCGCTGTGTTTAAGTTTGATGCCGTTGGTAATCCCTCTAGAGATAATTGATTATCTCGTATTTTATATGCGTATATCTCATTACCATATGTGGTAGTTGCTTCCTCAAAAGCAGTAAAAAATGAACCAGATTGGAGTTCAACATCTACCAAAGGGAAACCTAGTCTTTGAGCACAAAAATCTGCTACTTTGTTAGCGTCCACTGCAAAATCAGTATCACCATCATAAAACCCAAAAGGTGTTTGCCCTGCTGCAAAAGTACTAACCCCTGTCCAAATAGGTATATTCATATCTTAATATATTTAATTTAATATGTGTGTGTTTTAGTTATAAATATGAAAAAGAGTGTTACTATTTAGATCTTAAAGTAGACCCAGATGTAACTAATGATATCCCCTTGTCAATTGCGGTATTATAATATTCTATTAAATCTTCAACTATTTCATTTCTATGGTTAGTTGTCAAAGTAACACCGGCTAAGTTTTTAATTTTTCTTGAGGCAGCATACAAGAATTTAAAACCAGAATCTGATTTTTTCTTTAAGTCTGTTTGATGTGAATCACCACATACTACCATTTTACTTCTTAAACCAATACGAGATGTAATCATCTCCATTTGTTCATGAGTAACATTTTGTGCTTCATCTACTATAAT